TAGAAATAAATTAAAGGTTTTCCATCGCTGTTTTTTTTCCGTGACAATCTCTACACAAAGCTACTAAATTATCAACATGATTAGAACCTCCATTTTCTAATCTAATTTTGTGATCAACCTCAAACCATGCTGGTAATTGAATTTGACAATGTCCACATTTCCAGCTCTGTTGTGAGGCAACAAATTTCTTTTTTGTTTCACTTACACATCTTTTTGTACCTTTTTTCCCGGATTCCATAATACGATTCACTTGATGTTGTTGATTACCACCACCTGTAAATGGAGTCTGATTAGTAAAATCAATAAATGGACTAAGAACATCTAAAGAAGATTGACCACTTGGCATATGTTTAATTATATTTGTGGCTTGTTGAACTATACTTTGTGATTCAGAAGGGTTTTTCTTTATAAATAAATACATACTTAATCCAGCAAAAGCAAAACCCGCCATTTTAAAATATTTTTGCCAAGACTGTAATATTTTAACATAATTTCCATCATAGTATGTATTTGCTATAAAAAATCCGGATACTACTAAAATTAATAATTCTAATTTCATATAATATTTATAAAGTTTATTTTTTAAATATTATAATTATTTTTTCGATTTGCTTTTACTTCTGCTTTTACTTCTGCTTTTACTTCTGCTTTTACTTCTGGATTTGCTTATAATAGATGTTACTGCTCTGGGAGATTTTCTAGTTTTACTATGTTTACTACGGGATACTGTAGGTAGGACTATTTTATTATCGTAATTAATAATTTGATTTAATTCTTCAATAGCATCACATAATTTATTAATATCTATTTTCTCTCCACCATTGGAATAAATATGTTCAACTAATAAAGAACGAATGCGATTAAGATATATCTTCTTACCATCATCATCTAAATCAATATTAGACAAATCTACTTCAAAGAAATTATAATATACAGTCATTAATCCAAATACATCACTATTATGTAAATAAGCTTCAAAAAAGTATTTTTTTAAGTCAAAATTATAATTGGAATCAGTGTATTTCATTAATATAACTGTAATATAATTTGATAAGTAGTATAGATAAAATCCATATTCAATTAGATTATCTCTCTTAACATCCGACAAAAAGGTTTCATCACTAATTCCTGGAGAGAAAATCATTTTAAATAAAATAACATTGTCATCATAATACCCATAATATCTTGCTAATTTTATTAAATATTCATTTATAACATAATTTCTAACATTTGTTTTATTAAATAATATAAGACCATCTTTAACCCGTTGTAAAAAAATATCAAAATTTAATTTAAATTCATCTGATATAAGCATTGAAGAAAATGGTGTATTAAATTGTAATGGTCGATTCATAATTTCCTTTGGAATTTCTTTATTAACAACTACTCCAGCTAATCCCCAATCAATAATTCTAGCATCCATTTGTTTATCAACCATAACATTTCTATCTTTTAAGTCATTATGAATTACATCAGCATTATTCATAGGCTTGACACCATTTTTTAATAATTTAACAATTAATTTATTTAACAAATACATTTTATCTTTGGTAATTTTTCCATCTACTATCAACCAATCTTTTAAATCAATACCAGCATCAGGCATATTGAGAATAGTAAGTTTATTAAGTTTTGAATTAACATTTTTCTCATTAATATTGTATCTAGTGAGAGCAAAACATTTTTTATCAAAATTAAACATATCTTCCTTTGTTAATTTATCTGGATAACACATTTCAACATCTAATAAAAAGTATTTTTCGTAATTTTTAATTTTTTCTAATTTTTTCTTAATTTTCTCAATTTCTGACATTTCTTGTTTACCATGTTGCTCAATTGACATTTTACTAACACCATCGATTCTTTCATTTTTATTCTTACATTTGATAGCAGGTTTAAATATACAGCCAAAACCACCAGATGCTAATGCTTCACCTCCTTTTCGACTTCTTCTTCTTTTATTTTTAATTGTTCTATTCATAATTCTCTTATATTCTAGAGAGAATTATTTTTTATATAAATAATAGCCACCACCGATTAATACGACAATAATTCCAGCAAACAACAATTTTTTCCGATACTTAATCTGTTCATGTAATATAATTTCTCTTGGTTTATAAAGTTCATAATAATTTTCAAGAGCTTCTGTGAGTGTGATTTTATCTTTACCAGTAATAACATTAATTTTATTATGAATAAAGTGAACCCATTTTAAAAAAGCATCCTTTCCCTCTAAATAGGGAGAAACGGGATATTGATCTAATAACTCACTAAACTTATTTCCTATTGGAGGATGTGGAATAAATAATGGTAGGTTGGAAATAAGATCATAATACTTTTTCTGTGTTGTATCATTAGCTTTAAGTGGATATGAAACTGCTAATGTCATTAATAAAAACCAAAAGTGTGGCCCCCATACCTTTGGATCAAACGATTTTTCTGTCATTAAAATGAAACAATATAAAAAGATACACAAATAAACATATAGCATATGAGTAAATCATTTAATTTTTGTAATAATTGTGGAAAAACCGGACATCAATTTCATTCATGTAAACACCCAATAACTAGTGTAGGATTAATCTCATTTAGGATGTTTAATAATAAATTACAGTATCTTATGATTAGAAGGAAACATAGTTTGGGATTTGTAGAATTTATGCGAGGTAAGTATCCGCTATATAATTATAATTATTTGTTAAATATATTTAATGAAATGTCTGTTTACGAAAAAGAAAAAATAAGAAATAGTTCATTTGATGAGCTATGGAATTATTTGTGGGGTGAAAATGTAGGAATTCAATACAGAGGAGAAGAGAAAACATCTAGAGAGAAATATGAATCATTAATCATCGGAATAGAAACGAAAGAATCTTATAATTTAGAATTGTTAATTAATAACAGTGAGATGGCATGGATTGAACCTGAATGGGGATTTCCAAAAGGGCGACGAAATTTTCAAGAAAAAGATTTAAATTGTGCTTTAAGAGAATTTGAAGAGGAAACAGGATATCTTAAGTCAAATGTTAAATTAGTTCAAAATATAATTCCTTATGAGGAGATTTTTACAGGTTCTAATATGAAATCTTATAAACATAAATATTTTTTAGGATTTATTGATCCTAGTATAAAAACGACAAATACCTTTCAAGAAACAGAAGTAAGTGAAGTGAAATGGTTAAATTATACAGAATGTATAGAAAAAATTAGACCCTATAATTTAGAAAAAATAAATATTTTAAATAAAGTGAATAAAGTTTTACAAGAATATAGTTTATATTAATAATATATAAGTGTTATGGAAAAACCGAAACGAAGACCTAGAAAAAAAACAAAATTATCATTAGTTGATGAACCAATATTATCTGAGAAAAATATAGAATTGTTATCTAATGAAGGTTTTGATAAAATAAATTTAGACGATAAAGCTGCTGATAGTAATTCTTTCATTAATAAACGAGAGATTTTAAATAGAAATTTTATTTCTGCTAATGAAGATAAATTTGAAAACTTATATCCATCATTAGATGATTCTGAATTTAATATTAAAATTGCTCTTAAAAAAGAATTTAATGAAACAAAATACGATGGTACAATTTTTAGTGTGGATGAGATTGAAGAACAAGCAAAAAAATTATGTGAAGCTGATTTCGAATTATCTCCAAATCAATTATTTGTTCGTAATTTTTTAAGTTTTCAGACTCCTTATAACAGTTTGTTATTATATCATGGATTAGGATCAGGTAAAACATGTAGTGCTATTAGTGTTTCTGAAGAGATGAGAGATTATTTAAAACAATTAGGAATTACACAGAGAATAATTGTAGTTGCTTCACCAAATGTTCAAGAAAACTTTAAACTCCAACTATTTGATGATAGAAAGCTTAAACTAATAGATGGATTGTGGAATTTAAGAGCATGTACAGGAAATAAATATTTAAAAGAGATTAATCCAATGAATATGAAAGGATTATCCAAAGAAAAGGTAATTAGACAAATTAAAAGAATTATTAATAATTCCTATTTATTTTTAGGATACACAGAATTTGCCAATTATATTCAAAATATTTCAAAGGTAACTGAAGAGAATCCAAAAAAGAAGAAGAATGAGGAAATAAGAAAATTAAAAAAGCATTTTAGCAATCGATTAATAATAATAGACGAAGTTCACAATATTAGAATTTCTACTGAAAAACAAGATAAGCGAATTGCGCAAGAATTAATGAAATTGGTAAGTTATGTTGATAACTTAAGATTGTTATTTCTCTCAGCTACTCCAATGTATAACAGTTATAAGGAAATAATATGGTTACTGAACATTATGAATAAGAATGATAAACGTTCAACGATTGAATTAAAAGATGTATTTGATTCTAATGGAAACCTATTAATTGGTCCAGATGGAACTAATATTGGTGAAGAATTGATTAAGAGAAAATCAACAGGATATGTTTCATTTGTTAGAGGTGAAAATCCATATACATTTCCTTATCGTATATTTCCATCTTTATTTTCTATTCAAAATACATTTAAACAATTAACATATCCTGGAAAACAATTAAACGGAAAAGAGATACTTCAACCATTAGAACATTTAGATGTGTATGTAACAAATTGTGGTTCATTTCAACAGTTAGGATATAATTATATTATTGATAGCATAAAAGAAAAAGCTAGCAATAAGAAAGAAGGTTTACCCAGTTTTGAAAATTTAGATACATTTGGCTATACCATATTACAAAAACCTTTACAAGCTTTAAATATGTTATATCCAACAAAATTATTACAAGATGAGAGCCCAAAATTTGATTCTAAAATATTATTAGGCACAGAGGGATTAAAAAGATGTATGAAATGGAAGGAAACAACTAATCCTCCAAGTAGAAATAATTTCGAATATAAAAATGATGATTTTGGAAAGATATTCTCTCCTGAAAACATCGGAGAATATAGTGGAAAAATCAAAAATATTGTTGATAATATTTACAATTCAGATGGTATTGTTTTAATTTATAGTCAATTTATTGACGGAGGAGTAATACCAATGGCATTAGCACTTGAATCAATTGGATTTACACGATTTGGAAATAAAGCATCCAATTTATTTAAAACATCTCAACATCCTGTAATAGATTCCAAGACTTATTTACCTAAAGATAAAATGGATAATCCAGAAGAATTTAGACCTGCTACTTATACCCTATTAACAGGAGAGAAAGCATTGTCGCCTGATAAAGTATATGATCTGAAAAACTTGACAGATGAAGACAATAAAAATGGAGAGAAAATAAAGGTAATAATTATTTCAATGACAGGTTCGGAAGGTCTGGATTTCAAAAATTTACGACAAGTTCATATTATGGAACCTTGGTATAATTTAAGTCTTGTTGAACAAATTATTGGAAGAGCTGTTAGAAACTGTAGTCATAAACAACTGCCATTTAAAGAGAGAAATGTTGAGATTTTTCTGTATGGGACATTATTAAATAACGAAGACGACGAAGCAGTTGATTTATATATTTATAGAATCGCAGAAATGAAGGCTGTTCAAATAGGAAGAGTAAGTAGGATATTGAAAGAATCATCTGTAGATTGTTTATTAAATATTGACCAAACTTTATTTACGGAAGAAAACATGAATACGATTGTTAAACAACAGTTATCTAATAAAATGATAATCGATTATCCTATTGGCGATAAAGCAAAAACAGTGTCATGTGATTATATGGATACTTGCGATTTTAAATGTAAACCATTCAAACAGATTACAGAAGAAGAAATTAAATTAGATACTTATAATGAAGCATTTATTCTTATTAATACTGATAAAATTATTCAAAGAATTAGAAATTTATTCAAACAAAGATTTTTTTATAAGAAAGATACATTAATAAGTGAAATTAATGTAGAACGAAATTATCCATTAATACAAATAAATGTAGCATTGACATCTTTAATTAATGACAGAAATGATTATTTAATCGATAAATACGATAGATTAGGTAGATTAATTAATATTGACGAATATTATTTATTTCAACCAATCGAATTAACTAATGAAAATATTAGTGTATTTGATAGACGTGTTCCAATTGATTATAAAGCTGATATGATTTCACTTCCAATAAATATGAATGTGGAGGAGATAAAGATAGCTGATAACATTATAGACATTCCTAATGGTGATATTGAAGTTAAAGAAAGTATTAATGTTATAGAAAATAAAGAAGTGTTAGATAGAATTAAAGAAAATTATAACACAGGAAAAAGTGATATAAAAACTGTTAAAAGAGGAGAAGATGATTGGTATTTGTATTTAGCGAGTATTAAAAGTAATGATATTTTAAAGAATGATGTGGGAATAGATGATGAGATGTTTGATATATTTTTATTACGACATATTTTAGAAAAACTATCATTTAATGAAAATTTCGAAATATTAAATTACATTTATTTTAAAGACAAACTAGATGAATTAGAAATAAAAATAAAAAAATACTATGATGATAAATTATTAGTTAATAAAGGAGTAAAAGGAATGATTTTATCCAAGAAAAATCTAAAATTAAATAAAAATAGTCAAACTTTATTGGTATTAGGAAGTAAATCGTGGAATGAAGGAAAACAAGAGGATTATACAGACTTAATACCATCAATAAAAAAATTAATCATTCCTCTATCAGATTATAATTTATATGTAGGATTTATGGGACCATTTAAAGACGAAGAAATAAACATTTTTAAAGTGAAAAATATGGATGATAAAAGGAGTAAGGGAGCTAGATGCGACCAATCTGGTAAAAGTGATGCTGTTAAATTATTGAATAATATAGTTGGGAAAGATCAGGATGATAATGTGAAATACACTCCCAGCTACATAAAAGGTATAAATAAAACTGAATTTTGTGTTTTACAAGAAATGTATTTAAGATATTTCAATGAAACAAATAAAAACAATAAAAGATGGTTTCTTTCACC